CGCAAAGCAGTGTGTGACCAGATCTTATGGTCGCCGCGTCGCGCTTCGCCTTGTCCGCCGCCAGATCCCGGCGATACTGAGGGCTGCGTGAGTAGCGGAGCCAATCGGCCGCGTGTTTCAAAGTTGAGCGTTCGAGATTTGTCATCGGTCTTGTCCCCTGCTTGATGACGAGACCATACAGTGTCCGCATTTTGTCGTCAATGACAAAATGCGGACAGATGCGATTTATTTTCCGGCCTGGGCGAGGCGCCCGTACAAACCTCGAGGTCGGCCGCAAACGTCCGTTTGAACATGCGGCCAGCGCGCGTTTTGCCGCGTTAATCGCTCGATTTGTACGGAATCAAGGGCGTCCAGGCCCATTTCCATACATAAAACCGCGATTAACACCGCCAACTTACCCAAACGGTTACTTCAGGTATCGCGGCGTGTAAGCCGTTGAGGTAAGGGTCGGATGGGTTGACTGGCGAAAGCCGCGCTAAATTTGGAATCCGACCAGCCATCGGTAGTGAATGGCGGGAGGCGTGGGGACGAAGGGCCGGGACCGCTGACGGGGCAGCTATCGCCCCATGAATATTCCGCGAGTGGCTTCGCGGGGAGTGCCTGACACCTCAGTCAACCCATCTTCCCGTGTCTGACTGCACCGCCAACTTACCCAAACGGCCATTTCAGGCATCGCGGCGCGGAAGTCGTTGATATCGCGGTATCTGGTATTGACACGCGACGCAGCTGGTGTGGTAGCCGGATACCACATCACAAAAACTGGCGGGGAACCGTGCGAAAACCACGCCCGAACGCCGTAATGATGGACTCATCAAAAGCCAGACTGGCAGTTTCCTATCTGCCCGTGGCCGAACTCGTCCCCGCCGAACGTAACGCACGCACCCATTCCCCCGAGCAAATCCAGCAGATCGCCCGCTCGATCGGCGCCTTCGGTTGGACCAACCCGATCCTGGTCGACGAGGCACGTGCCATCATCGCCGGCCACGGCAGGCTGGAGGCGGCACGGGTGGCGGGACTGGCCGAGATACCCACGATCACGCTGGCCGGCCTCAGCGCCGCTCAGAAGCGCGCCCTGGCCATCGCCGACAACAAGCTGGCGCTCAATGCCGGATGGGACGACGAACTGCTGCGGCTGGAACTGGGCGAACTGGGGCTTGAGGGCTTCGATCTCGGCCTGATCGGGTTCAGCGACCTGGAACTGAAGGACATCCTCGCCGATCGCACGGACGGGCTCACAGATCCCGACGACGTGCCCGAGCCGCCGGCGGAGCCCGTGACGCGCCTGGGCGACGTGTGGTTGCTCGGGCGGCATCGGCTGGTGTGCGGGGACTGCACCGACGCGGGCGTGGTCGAGGCCGCGCTGGACGGCGTGGTGCCGCACCTGATGGTGACCGATCCGCCGTATGGGGTGGACTACGATCCCGCGTGGCGTAGCGGCGAGGGTGTGGCCGATTCCATTCGGCATCCGAAAAAGGGAGCAACCGGCAAGCCTCGGAATGACGCTCGTGCTGATTGGTCGGAGGCGTGGGCATTATTCCCTGGCGATGTGGCCTATGTGTGGCACGGTGATCGGCAGCTTGTCGGCATGGCATTGGACCTTGAGGCGGCAGGCTTTGAACCACGCAACCTCATTGTGTGGGCCAAGCATAGATTCGTGATTAGTCGCGGCCATTATCATTCGCAGCATGAGTCTTGCTGGTATGCGGTGCGGAAATCCGCGACGGGACATTGGCAAGGTGACAGGACGCAATCAACGCTCTGGCAAATGGACGCTCAACAGAGATCCGAAACCGGCCACAGCACCCAAAAGCCCGTCGAGTGCATGCGTCGTCCGATCGAGAATAACAGCAGCCCCGGTCAGGCGGTCTACGACCCCTTCGTGGGCTCCGGCACGACGATCATCGCCGCCGAGATGACCGGCCGCGCGTGCCACGCAATCGAAATATCCCCAACGTATGTCGATGTCGCCGTGCTGCGCTGGCAGGCGTTCACCGGCCAGACCGCGACGCTCGCAGCCGACGGCCGCGCGTTCGCCGACATCCAAACAGAGCGAGGATTGTCCCATGCCGCTTGAGGGCTTCGATGACGCTGACGTGCCGCCGCGTGATATGGGCCGCCGCTCTGGCCCCGGATCGAGCGCGAAGATCGATCTTGGCGTGCTTGAACGGGGTGCGTCGATCGGCTGCACGATGCACGAACTCAAGGCATTAAGCGGCACGCCACACTCGACATTCTTCAAGCATCTCGCGGAAGACCCGGAGGTTAAGGCCGCCATCGAGCGCGGTGCCGAACTGGGACGCGCCACGTTGCGCCGGGCGCAGTGGCAGGCCGCTGTCACGGACAAAAACCCAACGATGCTCGTATGGCTCGGCAAGCAACTGCTCGGACAACAGGACTCGCTGACCCTGACGGCGGATCTGAACATCCACCGCGTGCTGTCCGAAGCACCGTTGACGATCGAGCAGTGGACGGCGCTTAACGTTACGAAACCCGATGATGAAACCTGACCCGGCCACTCGCCATGCCGCTCGATAACGCGCCAGCCCGCCTCGTCTGGGCGCCGCAGCCGGGACAGCAGCACAAGCTGGTCACCTGCCCCTATACTGAGATCCTGTTCGGTGGAGCGCGCGGCGGAGGTAAAACGGACGGCGTCCTTGGGAAATGGGCGGTCAAGGCGCAGCGTTATGGCGTTGGCTTCAATGGCGTGTTCTTCCGTAAGGAAATGCCGCAGGCTGACGACCTGATCGAGCGCGCCAAGGAAATCTACATCCCGCTGGGCGCCGAGTGGCGCGAGCAGCCGCGCCAGTTCCGCATGCCGGGCGGTGGCCGCGTGCGGTTTCGCCCGCTGGAGAACGTCTCCGACGCGAGCAAATACCAGGGCCAATCGATCAGCGATTGCGCGGTGGAGGAGGCGGGTAACTTCGAGGACCCGAAGCCTATCGATATGCTGTTCGGCGCGTTGCGTTCCAAGAGCGGCGTTCCCGCGCAACTGATCCTCACCGCCAATCCCGGCGGCGTCGGGCAACAGTGGATCAAGCACCGTTACATCGACCCGGCGCCGCGCGGCATGGTTCCACTCGTCCGCAAGTTGCCGAACGGCGAGGAACATCGTTTCATTTACATACCGTCTCGCATTCAGGATAATCGTATCCTGTTGCAGAACGATCCCACTTACATCAATCGTCTGCACCTCGTCGGCTCGCCTGAACTGGTCCGCGCGTGGCTGGAGGGCGACTGGAACGTGGTCGCCGGGGCGTTCTTTCCCGAGTGGTCATCCGACCGGCACATCATCATGCCTCGATCCCTCCCCGATCACTGGGCGCGGTTCCGCTCGTTCGACTGGGGCAGCGCGCGTCCGTTCGCGGTGCACTGGTGGGCGGTCAGCGATGGATCGGTTCCCGATATCGCGCGCGGCTGCCTCGTCTGTTACCGCGAGTGGTACGGCATGAAGCCGAACGAGCCGAACGTCGGGCTGCGTATGACGGCGGAGCAGGTGGCCGAGGGCATACGCGCGCGTGAGCGTGATGACCCGAAGCCCGCCAGCGGCATGATGGTGGGCGTTGCCGATCCCGCGATCTTCAGCGAGGACGGGGGGCCGAGCATCGCGTCCAGGATGACCCAGGCGGCGCGCATCGTGTTCCGGCCGGCGGACAACAAGCGGGTGCCGCAACGAGGTGCCATGGGCGGCTGGGATCAGGTCCGCGCGCGGCTGGTGGGTGATGGCGACGGTAACCCGATGGTGGTGCTGTTCGCGACCTGCCGGGATCTTATCAGGACGTTACCCGCGATGCAGCATGATGACGCGAGGCCGGAAGACCTGGCGACCGATGGCGAGGATCACGCGGCAGACTCTTGCTTCGTGGCTGGTACAATGATCGAAACAGCACGCGGCGCGGTGCCGATCGAGGCCATGCGGGTTGGGACATTAGTACAGACCCGTCTCGGGTTGCGACCTGTCTGTGCTGTCTTCAGCAACGGGATGCGTTCGATTTACCGACTGCCGCTGTCGAATGGCGTCATCCTCTTTGGTACGGCCAATCATCCAGTCTGGATCGATGGAAAAGGGTTTATTCCGTTGGCGGAACTCCGATACGGTGATATGATGCGCCCATGGAAAACCCCAGTAAATACCACAGTGCCGCGCGGAAGATATGGGCTCGCGTCAATGGTGAAATCCCTCCACTCCACGATATTCACCACCGCGACGGCGATCCGAAGAACAATGATCCCGCGAACCTGGAATGTCTGCCTCGTGGGCAACACCGAAGCGAACACTGGGCTGAACGAGAACCCGTCGAATATGTTTGCGAGGTCTGCGGGAGTGGGTTCAAGAGCATATGCGCGTGGTCTCCCCGTTTTTGCTCGAATGCCTGTAAGTCGAAATGGCGGAGAGACGCGGGCCTTGATGTCGTCGAGCGCCGATGCGAAGGCTGTGGCGGTCTGTTCTTCGTCAATCGGTTCAAGGCTGGGGTCTATTGTTCCCGTGAATGTTCCGACCGGTTCGTGGCGGGCAAATATGAGCGGACTGTCGCAACGTATCGGTGCCACCATTGCGGCGTTATGTTCGAGGCCAGGGACGAACGCGCGATCTGGTGCAGTAACCGTTGCAGACGAGCCAACGATCGTCGGAAGGAAAAGGGTCTACAACCTCTCGGTGGAGGGAGTTGAAGAGTACTTTGCCAACGGTATTCTTGTTAGTAATTGCAGATACGCTATGATGTCACGTCCTTACGTTCGCGATATGGAACGGCAGAAGCCGCGCGATAGTTGGGACGCGGCGTTCAATCGTGACGACAACGAAGTGCGGGACTGGAGGGTGGCGTGAGAACGAAGCGACCTTCTGAGAGGGTGGCGGATGAGGTGCTGCTCGATCTGTTCGCGTTGAAGGAGCGGGCTCAGCAGCGGGCCGAAGCCGAGTGGCAGGCCGGATGGGCACGGGAAGCGGCGGCACGGACGGCGGAAGAGAAGGAAAAGGCCAGGTTGAGCCGCATCGCCCGCTATGCCGGGCGATATCTCGCGGCAATCATGCCGGACGATCCCGGTGACTTCGACTGCCTGGGGTATCGGCGGCGTTGCCACATGCGCGGTGACTTCACGTTTCGTGTCGTATCCGCGATGGACGATGACGTGATCGCGGCCACCTTACAAACATTGAAGCGCGAATTGCCCATCGGCGCACATGTCCCGAGGGACGTGGACGGTAGTGTGCCGGTGCGCGTCGTGCGGTGCGACGGCGGCATTGCGTTGCTTGTAGGCTATGATCTCAAGGAGCCCGCCGCATGAAACGGGGACAGATCAGGGGACTGACTGGTGATCGCCTGATAACTGGCGGAAAAGCGTCAAATTGGGCGGATGTATCATCCGCCGGAGGGGATTAATGACTGACATTCGCACATTGTCCGGCGCCCAGTTCCAGCGCGAGGTCGGCGCCGACGTGGACAAGTGGGCCGACGCGGCGATGGTGGCGGCCGAGGATCTCGGCTTCAAGATCGATCGGGATTGGATACGATCGCTGCTGGCCGACGCCATGGCGGCCGCGCGCGAGGGGTCGATCCGCGAAGTGATCCGGCCGGCCGCGTCTACCTGATGTCCCAGGCCCTCTACCCCGATCCGCCGACGGACCCGGAGGCCGCCGAGGCATCCCGGCCGAAGGGTGGCCCGGGCATCGCGTCCGACCGCTACCCGCGCAATCTCGATGACCTCCACGCGCGGCTCGTGCGGTGGTTCGAGGACGGCGAGACGGCGACCTCTGATGGCCGCCGCCTGTCGCAACGGGACCGGGACTATGTGTGCGGCAACCAGTGGACACGGGCCGAGCTGGACGTGCTGAAGGCGCGCGGCCAACCGGACGTGACGATCAACTATTGCAGCCGCAAAATTGAACTCATGTGCGGCCTGGAGCGCAAATCGCGCACCGACCCGAAGGCGTTCGCGCGCAACCCGGCCGACGAGGACAAGGCCGACGCGGCGACCCAGGCGTTGCGTTACATCTCCGACGACAACAACTTTCCGCTGATCCGGTCTGACGTTTACGAGAACATGATGGTCGAGGGCGTCGGCGGGGCAGAGCTTGGCCTGGAGGATGATGGCAAGGGCGGTGCGGACATCACGATCACTCAGGTGCCGTTCGATCGTTTGTTCTGGGACCCGCATTCGCGCCGGCTGGACTTCAACGACGCGCGCTATAAGGGCATCGTCATTTGGATGGACCGTGACGAGGCCTACGAGATGTGGCCCGACGCGGAGGATCTGATTTCCGATACGTTCCAGACACAAACCGGATCTTATTCCGACCGGCCGAACGAAGTGGTGTGGTGCGACAGTACGCGCGAACGTATCCGCGTTGTGCAGTGTCATTGGCGCGAGCGTGACGAGTGGTGGGTCGCGACATTGACCCGCGCCGGCTTCCTGGCCGAGCCGACGAAATCGCCATACCGGGATCACAAGGCCCGCTCCGCATGTGGTCTGATCATGGCCAGCGCGCACGTTGACCGGGAAAATAACCGTTACGGCATGGTCCGCGACCTGATCTCCGAGCAGGATGAGATCAACAAGCGGCGCAGCAAGGCGCTGCACCTGTTGAGCGTCAAGCAGGTGATCATGGAAGACGGCGCGGTCGCCGATATCGACAAGGCGCGGCGCGAGGTCGCGCGTCCGGACGGGCTGGTCGTCATCAACCCCGGCATGAAGTTCGAGATCCACGACACGGCGGACCTGGCCGAGGGGCAGTTCAAGTTGTTGCAGCACGCGACGGCCGAGATGCAGGCCTCCGGGCCGAACGCCTCGATGTCCGGCACCGATCCGCGCGAGTTGTCCGGGCGGGCGATCCTCGCCCAGCAGGCCGGCGGCGCGGCGGCGCACGAGCCGATCGCGGATACGTTAAGGATGTGGTCGCGGACGCTCTACCAGGTGGCGTGGATGGCCGCGCGGCAATACTGGACGGCCGGGCGTTGGGTGCACGTCACCGATGATCTGGGCAACACGAAATACGTCGGCATCAATCAGCCGGTGCGTGTGATGGACGAACTCGCCGATATGCCGGAGCAGCAGCGGGCGCAGGCGATGCAGGCGATGCAGATCGTGCCGGGTGATCCGAGGCTGCAACAGGTGATACGGATCGACAACGACATCACAGATATGGATGTGGACATCACGATAGAGGAAGGGATCGATGTCCCGAGCATTCAGGCGGAACAATTCCAGGTTCTGATTCAGTTGGCTGGCACGCAGCCGGGTTTGATCCCGCCGGAGATCCTTATCGCGGCGTCGAACCTGCGGAACAAGGATCAGATCCTGCAACAGTTGAAGGAGAGCCAGCAGGCGCGGGCGCAGCAGCAACAGACGGTGCAGAAGATGGCCCAGGACAAGGCACAAGCAGATACCACGGCGACCCAGGCCAAGGCGGCGGCCGACTTCGCTTTGGCCAAGGAGCGCCAGCACGCGGTGGTTCACCACATCGCCGACGTGCATACCGGATGGAACGACATGAACGCGCCGCCGGACCCGCCATCCGATCCCGGGACCGTGGTGCCGCCGGAGGTGCAGGCGATGATGGACGGGGCGAACCTGCGGGGCATGCACGCGAAGGCGGCGGTCGATGAGGCGCGCGCGAACGATCTGCGGCACAGCGCGGTGCAGCGGATCAACGATATCGTGGTTGCCCGGCAGAACGCGCTCGCGCCGCCGGAGCAGCCGGGAGGCGGTCCATGAGCGACGAGATCGAATACGACTGCACGGACTGCGGCCGGCATGTGATCGCGTTCGGGTTCTTTGGCGCGGCCGAGGCAGAGGAACGCTGCAATTCGTGCCAGTGGATCAGGGACAACGTCGCACCTGAACACCACGGCGATGCGCGCGAGCGCCTGGGCGTGCCGCTGGCCGGGCTCGCGCCGCCAGGCGCAGCCGGGGGGGTCATCTCCAAAGGCGGGAGCGAGCGCCGATGAATGTGAAAGCGAGCCGCCGCATCAGACGCCAGCCAACCGGAGGCACCGCCTGGTTGCGCTGCCGCGCCTTCACGCGCGCCGTATGCCTGCGAGGACATCACGGGGCGTCTTTCTGGCGATTTATCTGGCGGCAACGCGGAGGCCCATAAGGCTGGGCGCCACCCGTGTTGGATGCGAGAGCGATGTTTTCGAAGTTAACAGGGATAAGCTGATGCCCATGAGCGATGCCGAAAAAGACCTACTGAATCGCTTGTGTGATGTCGTAATTCTGTTGCTCCGGAAACGAGACGCCAATCCGTCAGAAAGCAAGTAGGTCTGAATGTCCGGCGATCTCGACGCATTCCTGTGCCACCGCTTACGCGGCTCGATCAGTGGGCGAGGTTACCGGCCTCGCCTGAGGCACTCGGATCGAAAAGGAACTGGACCTTTAGACCAGCCCGTCATTATCGCTGGTTTCATGTTGGTAGGCAATAATGTCTGAGACACAACTTGACGCATTCCTGAAGAGCGGCAACCCGCCGGAGGCCTCGCCACCAACCGCCACGGACGGAGGCAAACCCCCGGCCACGCCAGAAGCCCCGAAGCCCGTGCCGGAGGCCGCGCCGGGCAAGGACGCGGCACCCGCGAAGGACAAGCCAGCCGTCGCACCGGACCCCGACGACGACGCGGAGCCGGGCGATCCGGAGCCGGGCCAGCCGATCGTCCCGCGCACGGCTTACGAAAAGGAGCGCGCCCGCCGGCAGAACTGGGTCGAGCGCGCGAGCCGCGCCGAGGCCGAGCGGGACGCGCTGGCGAAGCAGCTTGAGGACGCGAAGAAAGGCCCGCCACCACCGCCGCCGCAGCCATTGCCGCCCATCGACCCGGCGACGGACCCCGAGGGCTACACGCGCCGGATGCGCGGCGTGGTGCTGAATGAGCGCCTGAACACGTCCGAGATGATGGCGATGGATAAGCACGGGCGGGAAGTCATCGACCGGGAGACCGAGTACTTCAAAAAGCGCGGCGAGGCCGAGCCGCGATTGTGGGCCGAGCTGTATTCGCAGCCGCACCCCTACCAGTGGATGATCGACAACAACGCGACGGCGCGGTTGCACGAGGAAATCGGCACCGACCCGGCGGCGTACAGAGCCAGGGTCGTGGCCGAGGAACGTGCGAAATGGGAAGCCGAGCATCCAGCGGGTCAGCCGATTTCTCCCGTCGCAGGCCTTCCCCCCTCCTTAGCCAACGCACGCTCCGCTGCTCCACGTGGCACCAATGGTTACGCTGGGCCAATGAGTATCGATGACATTCTGAAACGACCGGAGCGGCGGCGGTAATGAGCCTGCTTCTGATCGTGATCCTGCTCGTCATCCTCTTCGGCGGCGGTTGGGGCGGGTGGTACGGCTACCGCCAGGAAGCTTACGGCCCCGGCATCCTGGGCCTGATCCTGATCGTCGTCGTGATCATCGTGCTGTTCGGCGGCTACCACGGCGGGCTTTATCGCTGACGGGAGGCGGGTATGTCGATTGGTCTGGTATTCTGGATAATATTTTTGATAGCGATCATTTTCGGTGCCTGGGGACGCACTGCGACCGGTCAGGTCTACTGGACGAACTATAATGGTTGGATTTACGCGGTGCTGATTTTCCTGCTCGGTTGGGCCACGTTTGGGTTCATTATCAGGGGTTAGATGACCGACCTGGCGACCCTCACCGCCATCCTCTACGCCGCGCGCCTGCAACGCCGCGTGCCTGAGACAGAGACCGAAAAGCGGGCCACTATCGCGGCCTCCCTCGCCGATGCTAAGCTGATCCTGGCCGCCGTTCGCGAGGACGAGGCCGCGCATACCACGCCGGAGCAACCGCCGCCGTCGCCGGGCAACAACACGGGCGTATTGGCGGAAGTGAAGGCAACCCGTCGCCGGGGCTGATACGGGCGCTGGACCCCCACCGGGTCCGATTGAGCATCATTCAATTCTGGCGAAGGCACCGTGCAAGCGCACAGCGGCGGCGATCCGCGCGCCCTTCGCCTCAAGTAAGGTCGCGAACTGGCCGACGTGATGTTTCTTGCCATCGATCATGATCTCGGCGATCCATCGCGCGCGACGTTTGTCAAACCAGACGCCTTTTGTGCCGCTGGTGTTGTCGGAGCGGCGCCGCGCGTTCATCCGTTGGTTGGAACTCGTGGCCGGCCTGAGATTGGCGATGCGATTGTCGGACGGATCGCCATTGATGTGGTCGATCTCACCGGGTGGCCATTCGCCGTGAACATGGAACCACGCCAGACGGTGGGCGCGGTAAAGCTGGAAATTGACGCGGATCACGACATATCCGCCCTCCTTCCCGGATTTCCGGTGGCCGGCCGGGAAATCCGCGTGCGTGTTCAGGCGACCGGTTCGCCGTCGCCGAGGCCACGTGAACAGGCCGGTCATGGGGTCGTAGTTCAGCAGTTCTCGGAGCCGATCAACCGAGAGGCTCCCGTCAATGGATTGACGCCCCATGCCACTACCCCCTGCTGGTGTAAGCAGACTACTCATAGCATATTCATACGGAATATGACAATGGTCGTCGTCCGCCGCCAGTGGGGGGGGGTTGCCGACGTCGGCCATGAGCCGATAATGTCCCCGCCTCGCTGAGCGAGACGAAGCCGTCGCCGGGCACAATCGGGCGAACGTCTCGCGCAGTGACAACCCGTCGCCGGGGTTAACGGGCGCCGGCCCGCCGCCAGGGCCTTAAACTGGTGTGACCCCGTCGCCGGGGGACTGATCGGGCGTTGAGCCGTCGCCGGGCTTTATCCGGGCGTCCGTTCACGTCCCCATCAATCCCGTGCGACAGGAGCCCTGCCAAATGGCAGACATGAATGTGACCCCGGCCAGAGCCGGGCTGACTCCGCTCATCTGGGACTCTGACTTTTTTACTGAGTACGTCAGGAAGAATCAGTTCGCCAGATATATGGGAACCCAAATGGGTTCCATGATCCAGGTCCGTGAGGATCTGACTCGCAAGGCGGGCGACACCGTGGTATTCCCGACCGTCCGCCGCCTCGTGGGCGCCGGCGTAACCGGAAACACCGTATTGGAGGGCAACGAGGAAATCCTCAACGCCCGGTCGCTGAACCTGGTCGTGTCCGCGTTCCGGCACGCCGTCGCCGTCTCGGACTGGGACGAGCAGAAGTCCGTCATCGACCTCCGGGAGGCCGCCAGGGAAGCCCTGATGGTCTGGGAACTGGAGAAGATGCGGAACGACATCATCACGAGCCTCGAGGCCATCACGGCTGACGGCAACGTGCAGGTGTCCTACGCGGCGGCCACCGCCGGCCAGCGCAACACCTGGATGGTCAACAACGCCGACCGGGTGCTGTTCGGCAACTCCAAGGCGAACGCCGTCTCTGGTGTCATGGCGACCGCCCTGGCCACCATCGTGGCCGCGACCGGCAAGCTGACCGCCGCCACGATCACGTTGGCCAAACGCATCGCCCGCACCGCCTCGCCGCGCATCCGGCCCGTCTCCGTCAATGACGACGAGGAATGGTTCGTGATGTTCGTGCCGAGCCTGCCATTCCGCGACCTGATGACCGACCCGGTCATCATCAACGCGATGCAATACGCCTGGGATCGTGGCCGCGACAATCCGCTCTTCACCGCCGGCGACATAATGTACAACGGCGTCATCATCCGCGAGGTGCCGGAAATGCCGGTCATCGCCGGAGCCGGCGGCGGCGGCATCGATGTCGCCATGTCCGCGCTGTGCGGCGCGCAGGCGCTGGGCATCGCGTGGGCGCAACGGATGAAGTCAACGACGAATACGCGTGACTACGGGTCAATTGGCCCCACCGTTCATTGATGAGCGGTTGCAAACCCGGTGAACTCAGGGAACCTCTCATGATCCAATATGAGACAATCCTGAGCCAAGGTTCGCGGTTCCAGTCCGCGTTCAAGGTGCAACGATCATCCCGCAAGGGAGTAGGGTCAAGCGACCCGAAGCGCCGGGCACCCCATTGGGGTGATGATATGATCTCGTCTGCCGGGCGACCGGTAGCAGTCCTTAATCGGGCGGTCAGTGCCTCGCGAGCGCTGGCGAAGACATTACGACCACGCAATAACGATATGCACGGCGTGGGAATCCAGGAAATGAGGGGTATTGGCAAACTTCGGTTCGGAACCGATCCGACCGTAGACACAACGAAACCGGTCGATGCAGGAATTGTCTCGATCTTCTCGTCTGCGGTCGCCGATGCGTAACGATACCGCAACGGTAAAGCAGTAGCAGATGTTCGCCCTTCAGTGCTACACTAAGGCGATGCCGTGGAGTGTTATCAGCACTCCACGAGCATCTAACCACAACGAGCGAAGGACGTCGCCCGTCATGACTACCAAAATACTGCATAAGACATGCTCTAAATGCAATATGGCCAAGCCTCTGTCTGGCTTCTCGGCTGCCGCGAACTATAAAGACGGATATCGCGGGCAGTGTAAGGCGTGCCGGGCTGTATATACGGCAGATTATCTCCTCAGGAACCCCGACACTAAAAAATCCAAGCCTAAAAAAGTTTCCAAGCAGGCTTTACGCGATAGGATGCTACAGAAAAGATATGGTTTGAGCCTCACCGGGTATGAGCAGCTATTTCGCAAACAGCGGGGCCTGTGTGCGATTTGCAAGAACGATAGTTCACGATCGACCCACCGGGTCCTGGCTGTAGACCACTGTCACGAAACCGGAATAGTTCGCGGCCTTCTGTGTAGTATTTGCAACCGAGGGTTAAGCGCTCTCGGCGACACGAAAGAGTCACTAATGGTGGCGGTGAGGTATTTAGTCGCTGCCGACCGCAACAACCGTAAGCGCGCCACCGACCCCATCGACTTCGCGCGGCGTCTTGGCCGCCTCCTCTGACTCTGACTGGAGTATCAACATGGCAACGAGACCCACGGAACACGGCGACACGGAGACGATCGATCACGCGGGCCGCTCGAACACCGGCACCGGGGCCGTCGCTCCGGCTTCCGTCGCGGTGACAGTGGCGCCGCGCACGGCCGAGGAGATGGCGGCCATGGCGGCCGGCTCGGTCGGGGCGCAGGTCATCCTCGACTACAATGGCGCCGGCTCGCTTGGCGCGCGTGGTGGCGCGGGCGTGACGGAGGCGGAGAACAAGGCCGCTTACGACGCGCACATGGTGGCGTTGGGCCTCGATCCAAACGCGCCCTCCGGGCCTCCCACGGCGCCTGATCCGGCAGGCGCTGTTCGGGCGGCCGAGGCGGCGGGGGCACCCAAGGGCCGCGCCACGCGCATCAGCAGCCTCGCGGCCGGTATCATCACGGGCGACCAGACGGGTGGCGGGGGAGGTGGCGGGGGAGCGGCGCCGGTCAACACCGCTGTCCCGGCCGTGACCCAGGCGGGCGATACGTTGACCTGCACACAAGGGACCTGGTCGGGCGAACCGACGACGTACGGCTACCAGTGGACGGTGGACGGGGCGGTGGTTGGCACTGACTCCGCGACCCACACCGTGACGGCGGCGGACGCGGGCAAGGCGGCGACGTGTATCGTGACCGCGACGAATGCCGCTGGCTCGACCGCCGCGCCGCCCTCGGTGGCTCTGACGATCACTGATCCGGGTGCGGCGCGCTCACGCGGCGGCAGGTAGCCAATAACAGTGTTTTATCAGGAAACACACGCTATGATAACGAAACCCAACGGCGCGCGAACGCCGCTGGGCTTCTCACCGTCACCACTCGTACGAGGAGCGGTTATGGCTGCCATACGCTTAAACGACCCACTGACTGCTGCGCAACTGCGCGCCATTCTGGAATACGACCCGGAGACTGGTATATTCATCTGGCGATATAACGCCAACTACCCCAAAGAGTGGAATACCCGATACGTTGGCAGGCCGGCCGGCACTGTCGCGGTGGGCGACTACAGACGCATTATCATCGAGAAGCGCAGGTATATCGCCAGCCGTCTGGCCTGGCTTTGGGTTTACGGTAAATGGCCAAACGACTTTGTCGATCATGCGAACGGGAACAAACAAGATGATCGAATTGGCAATCTACGCGCCGCTACCAAGTCTCAGAACCACGCGAATACCAGCGCACCGGCGCACAATACGTCCGGACTGAAAGGTGTGTCGTGGAGCAAAAGATACGGCTTCTGGCTGGCTCAAATTCAGCATAAAAACAAACACCATTTTCTCGGCTATTTTGTCACTCCAGCAGAAGCTCACACTGCCTACCGCGAAGCCGCCTCACGACTTTTCGGACAGTTTGCGAGGTCTGAATGACTGTGAGTATTTCAACCATTGCTCAACAAGCCTTGCGGCTGCTGGGCGTTCGGGTCGTTCCATTGGACGATTCACCTGTCCTCACGGAACGCGTTCCGGTCGCCACCATCGCGACGATGGCGCTCGTGGAGCTGGGCGTCATCGCCTCGGACGAGGTGCCGTTGGCCAGTGATCAGGCGCTGGCGCTCGACAAAGTGGCGTCCGTCCACGCCGCGCTCGACGCCCAGGGCGTGGTGTGGTGGGACGGCACCGCCATCCCGCGCGCGTTCACCGAGGAGTACGTGAAGCTAACGGCGGCGCAGATGGCGTCGAGCTTCGGCAAGGCGGTCGATCCGGCCAACGTGGCCATGCTCGAGGCGCGCGTTCGCAAGGGGGCGATGGTGATCAGCGCCGACGACAACGCCAATCAGGCGGTGCAGGCGGTGCATGACGACCTGGCGATGCGCGGTATCGCGCGATGGTCGGTCTTCGACATCCCGGATGCTGTCGGGACTTCGTACGTGACCCTCGCCGCCGATGCGCTGGCGCCGATGTTCGGCATGAAGACCGATCCGAAGGACGCCGCGCAGGCCATGATCGCCATCTTTCGGTATGTCGCGCTGCCGACGAGTGGCGAGCGGGTTTCGGCGGAGTATTTCTGAAACATGGCCTACAAACTTAGATATTCTGACTACGTCACGACGGAAGGTCCGCCTGATCCGATACGATGGGTAGGGCCGCCTGGACCCCAAGGCGAGCCAGGCCCTCCCGGACCTGGAAAGGCGATCATCGGCACGACGCCGAGCGTGGATACGTTCGGGTTGTTGTGGTGGGATTCAAACTCAGGACAGCTCTTCGTCCAATACGATGACGGAACGAGCATCCAGTGGGTGTCCGCGAACAGCATCGACGCGAGCACGTTGGAGGGGAGTTTCCTGCCGATCACGGGCGGGACGATGCAGGGTCCGCTCAATTACACGGCGACGGGTGGCACCACACCGCGTTCAGCGCAGGATCGCGCGGCGGATGTAAAGCATGTCGCGGATTATGGTGGGTCGATCCAGGCGGCGATTGACGCGCTTCCCGCGACCGGTGGCATGGTCATGCTGGCGCCAAACACGACATATGTGGTCACCACGACCATTTCATCCAGCAAACCGAATGTGCATCTCAGCGCGCCATCGTGGACTACGATACTGCAACGAGGACCGTCGTTAAGTCTGGAAATTTTAAAGCTGACCGGTTCTGGATGTTTGGTGGAAGGTATCACGTTCGACGGTAATGGCGCGGTCGTCGGAGCCACCAGCGCCGGTGCCGCGGAAGCAGGGATCAGTGGCGCCAATACGCGTATTACCAACTGTCAGTTCATCAACTCGTCCGCCACGATGAACATAGCGTGCTCCGGTTCCGGTTGTCGGGTGGATCATTGCACCATTACAGGCATGGGCGTCTCGCTCTCGACTGAGCGCGGTTTTGGTATCTGGGCTGTCAACAATGTTCGGGTGTTCCTTGAGCACAACCACATCACCGGCACGGGTATCGAAGCCATCGGCATCAACGGACCAGGGTCGGT